AAGGCTTTGTAAAGTCGGTACCAAGCATAGCGCCTGTAATTACAAACGCCATGCCAATAACGATGGTTGTAGATAAGAAGTTACAAAAGTAACGTCCTATCTTTCTGCTGTGGTACTCGGGGTACACATCAGTGTGAATGAATTGTTTAGGACCGAGTTTAGTAATCTGTTTCATGAGGGAATACCTGTGTAGTGGGAATCAACCTGACGGTTGATGGGCGAATAGTACCATTGTACTACTCGGTGGGCAGGAGAGGGAGGGGAGATCTCCTGCAGAAAACCCACTCACCATAGATGAGAAGGGTTAAGTGCAGGAATCAATCGACAAGATGTTCTTGTTCCCACTTAATAAGATCGTGGTTCAATCTCACTTTACGTTCGAGTACCACGCAAAAGGGAACAATATCCTGGAAGTTGATTAGACCATCTTGCCATTGATAGAAGATCTCTAGTGCAGCTTGACGCTGCTGTTCAATCTCTTGGTCAATAGCAGGTGTGTCTCTACGTGCCAGGATACGAGCATCCTGCGTAAGGAGACGTTCAACAGCTTTAGGAGTCATAGTGAATCCAGGTGGAGTTGCGTTGAGTTGTGCAGATGTAAAGTCTGCAGAAACCCATCTTGTTACAGATGGGAATTTGTAGACATCACATCATTTGTTCAATGCGTTCTTGTTCCATATCAACTGAGTACTGATAGTACTCTTCCATCTCCATCAGCATATCTTTCATGCTGGTAGGCATGGCACCAAGAGTTCGAACATCGCGATCCATCCACTCTTGCCATATGGCACCAGTGTCTAGATCACACATGTTCCATAGCTTCTCAAAGTGAAGCTGTGTACTCTCGCCGCCATACCAAGTGATGCGATACTTTCCTTCGTTGGGACGGTAAGTAAGTGTTGGAGTTGTCATGGGTTGATGTGGAGTTGGCAATCTTTGGGCATGATAAGTTCAGCCGCACGAATGCGGTACTCACTTATCTTCTGTTCAAGCTGCTGTTTAGATGGCAGCTTGGCAGTTTCTACTGCTGATGCTGTTAGTTTCAGCAACAAAGCAGTGTTCTTTCGAATGTGTAATGCAGTCATTACGTTGAGTTGAGTTAAGCCACTCTCAGTGAGTGGCAATAGTTAGGCAGGGGTTTGCACCCTGCCACCCGCTTTAACGGATTAACCGTAGTTCTCGGGAAGCTCTACAAGCTCCGCAAGAACTTGGTGTTGCAGCTCGCGTTCGCCAGCAATCTTCAGTCCCCATGCGGCGATCTGAAGTGCTTGCTCACGGCTTAGTAGCTGCGAGTGGCCTGACTCCATCCAGAACTGGATGAGATCGTAGGCCGTAGCTGCTAGCTCTTCCCTGGTAGGAAGTACAGCAGCAGTAGTGTTGGTCACGGTATTCTCCTGTTGTGCGGTACCCATCTCCGCTGTGGGTAATACTGAGTGGGAGGTTTGACCTCCCGGCATCACGCCTGGTACTCAGAATGGAAACACTTCAATCATTAAGCAGCTTTGTTCCCAGTCTTCAAATGAATTGAAGTACTGAACAGCTTCTTCTTCAGTGTTAAACTCCTTTTGGCACCCTTGAAAATACGCCTCTTCAAAGGTGTAGTCAGGTGTGTACTCACCGAAGTAATCATGCTTAACTTGAACGATGTAAACCATGATGTTGATAGGAGTAATGTGAACTCGCTACGGTTTAACATCCATCAGCTAGACGTAAATCGCTGAAACCCCTTGCGGCGCAATGGATCTCATCTCTTGAACGACGACAGTCATTCCTGAACCGCGGGGGAGCGGGGAGCAGAACCTATTTTCCACACACTTTTCCACAGGTTGTGGAGAATAATACGTAAGGATGTGTGGGTTTCGTGACATACGCGTGCAGTTTGGTGAGGGCTGCATGAACCCCTGCGTCACAATGACGACAGGGGAAGAGGCAACAGTCAGTTAACTCGCTTTGCACTGGCAATAGCTTTACCGTTCTTAACAAGAACGCTTAGCTTATACTCAGGTCCGCAGCTATCCTCAAGGCAATCTGCTGGGTCATAGCACTCGACTGCAATAGCATTGTGAAGATCCACAAGCCATTGCTTCACGTCAGTGCCAAACTGACCTAACACCTCCAGGTGAATACTCACCTTCTTGCCCCTCATTAGATACTCTGCTGCCTGGTCGCAACGCCCAAAGTAAACTTCGGCCTGCTCATAAGTACGCATTGATTTGAAAGCGATGGATTACCTGCGTTGCACGGATGCGCAGCCCCCGTTACACTATTAATACCTACCCGCTATTCTTTTTTTTCTACCCACAATTCACTACGTATATGTGTGTGGAGAACACTCGCACAATTATTACCCCAAACAGGTTAAAAACTTGGTGCCCTCACTTGTAATAATGAGTATTAATACTTAAAAAACATATAAAATACCCATTTGTACACCAAAAGTGCACTTAGCCCAAACTTTTACACAAAAATGCCGGGGTTTTTATGCCCCGGCTTGTACAATAAACTTTACTTATGTTTATTTTTGTTTTTTACTCATGTAAGCCCTGGTTGCACCCACAGCTTTTCTGAATGCATCTTCATCAGGAAGCTCATATGCTAATTCTTTCTTTGCTTCGGTTACAAAATCGCGCACTTCTAACGAATCACGTCCGGTTTTTGCCATATCAAGAGCTTTTTCTTTAATTTTCTCCATGGCTTCTACCCGTTTTTGACGTACACCCGCGTCCATTTCACTTGTTACTTCTGTATTTAAATAATATAACGTACGTACACTCCAGATTTCTAAACAATAGAATGTAAAAAGATTAAAAGCTGGTTTAAAAGTAATAAATGGCGCTTTCTCAAGCTGATTTCTACGCTTACAGCCGTGCTACTGGTGCTCCTGTCCCAGAAGATCCCAGGGAACGGGCAGAGATGGCGCCCGAAGTACTGGCATTCCGCCGTAATCAGCTCAAAGCCCCTGAACAACAAGGTCCAGACCCCGTTTCTGTAGGTATTGGGGTTGGTTTAGCTCTTGCTGGTGGTGTAGGAGCAGCTTTTGGCGCCCGTCGTTTGATGCGTGGGAAAGCTGTTGTTCCATCTCAAGCGGAACTTGATAGAGCAAAAGCCGCAACAGACGAAATAGTAAAAAAAGCAGCACCAACTACCACTGGTCCGGTTGGAAATTTAGTTCGTGACTTGTCGTCTGTTTCTGCACCACCCCCTTCTCGGGTTGCTACTGCAGATACTCCAGTCAGCCGTCAACAAGTTCCCTCTGGACAATTTAGTAACGTACCAACACGTGCAAATCAACCTGGTTCGTTTAAAGATTTAACAGGCATTGAAAGTGAAATTACGGCAGAAGCAAAAACAGATGATTTTTTAAATGCTTATTTAAAAGAGCAACAAGAAGAACAACAAGCAATTGACAAAGAGAATCGTTTTCAATCGCGTATTGTTCAAGGTATTGAAAGTAAAGAAAAAGCTTTAGCCAAAAATATTCTTGCTGACTTGCGCAGCGAAGAACAAGAAACTCAACAATTTACACCGCGTTCTTACATTGAAGAAACGGGTGCTGTTGAAGCGCGTCCAGCAACTACCCCTTCAGCCTGGGACAATCCAGAAAATTATTCTGAATTTGTTATTCCCGAAGGATCCAGGCCTCCGTTAAGGTCTTCTGATCCTTCTAAATTTTCTTTAGCAAGTCTTGGTCAAGATCCCTGGTCAGACTTAACAGGTAAACAACAAAACCAACAAGGTTCTGTTGTGCGCCAACAACAAGGAGCAGTTGACACAGGTTTAGATCAAACAATTCAAAATCTTGATTCTATTTCTCAACGTGACGTAGATTCTGTTAAAGCAGGTGGATTTGTTTCTGCATCTGAAAGGCCTGCTAATCCTACGCTGGCTAACTTAACAGTTAATCCACATGAATCCGTTGTTGCTCAATTAAATAAACGAAAGGCATTACGCCAACAAGTTTTAAATCAAACACGAGTTTCTTTAGATCTTGAAGCAGGAGACGCACCTCTTCCCGAAGGATTTGAGTTTCAAGCAACTCAAGCTGAAGGACTTCAGGTTGATTCTGGGGCGGTAGGAAAGTTAGCTGAACAAAAACTTGAAGAAGCTAAACAACGTCGTCAAACTCCTCCTCCTGCTCCTATTTCTGAAAGTTATCGCCAAGCTTTATTTGATAACAAAGGTTTATTAAAACCAGAAATTATTGCTTTACACCTAGGAGATGAAAATGTATTTCCTGGTGCACTTGGGCAAGAGTTGCGTGATTCGCTTACTACCGCTTCAACAATAGAAGCCAGAAAAACAGGCAAGCTAGATAAAATTATTATTGCAAATCCAGGTGCACATTTAAGAGCTACTCAACATGTTCGCAATAATTTATTAGCGCAAGATAACGCCGATACTGTTAAAAAATATTTGATTTCCGGTGGTGAGATTCAAACGCCAAGCACCAAAGGATTTGGATATACAGGTACTCGCTCTTTAAATACTGAAGTAGTTACAATTACAAACGATCAAGGACAGCAAAAAATTCTTGTGTCAGGTCCTAAAGCCGCTGCTCGTTATGATCGCAGTGACTTAGAACCTATTTATTATGATCCGGCAACTAAATCATATGTACGCAAATCAGATATTGGCGCCACTCAGTCATCAGAAGGAGAGGCTGGTAGTGGTATTGGTGAGGAGATAGGCCAGGCTATTGGTTTTGTTCCAAGAGAGCAAGTTGAAAAATTTACCACGCTTCCCGGAACATCAGCATCGGGTAAATACCTAGGGGAAGATCAACCTAAAACTACGTGGTCCGATGATTTATTTGAAAATGCAATTAACGAAGAACTAGAAATACAAAACAAAAAACAAGGCGTAGATTATGCTATTGGCGGTGTTAAAGAATTTGGAAGTGGCAAAGAATCCGCTAGTTTAGAAATACAATCTCGTCCGTTGTTCAATACTCATTACGAAGCTCTTGATGCTGATAAAGTTAAAATTGCTAATAGCGGTGAAGCGTATTTAAAAGTTGACAAGTTAACCTTATTGGCTAACCCTGGTACGGAAAGATATATTAATCCTCAGTATGGAGTTTTATTTGTAAATCCTTATACAGGTCGTCAATTTTCAAGTCCTCAAGAAGCAACTGATACGTATAATCGTTTAACTAACAATTTAAATGTAAAGTTAATTGAACGTGCTGAAAAACGAATCAGTGGTTTAGAACGTGGTGAAAATTTAAATCTTGAATTAAGCAAGAGTAAAACAGGTCAAAAAAATGTTTTTACTCGATTAAACCCAAATCTTATTGTTGAACAAGCTGTAACACGAGGCCCATCTGGCGAAACAAAAACCAGTAACGTAACCCTTTCTCAGGCTTTACGTAATGAGCTTTTAAATGAAGACCTGATTCAAGAACATCGCATTATTAATGAAGATGGATCTGAAGGTGCTCGTTTCTTTAAGCAGACACGATATCAAGTTCCCCAAAATCGCACATATATTGATAAAACTACAGGACAACAGAAAGCTTCAGTTCTTAGTTTTAAAGATTCCAACTTACCACCAATTGACGTCAATGCAAGCGATGAAATTCTTTCAGCACAAAACAATTATTTATTCTTACAAGGCGTAAATAATGCTCTTGAAAAAACTACGGGACAACGCGTTAAAGTTATTGACCAAGCAATTACTTTGGGTCAAGACCCAGAGGTAGAGTTTCTTGGTGGCCCTGGAAAAAACCCTATACTTCGTGAAGCCTTAACGGTTGCAAACACCCTGGCTAATACTTCAGAAACTTCTCGCATCCGCATGCAAGAGCCTGGGGTTGATGCTGGGCTCGGAGAACGCTATGGGTTAGGTGCACAAGAGTCACGCAGGGCACAGCCGAGTGTACCTTCTCGTGTACAACCAGCTTCTGTTGCGCCTGAAACAATTGGTGCTAAACGTTTAGTTAGTGCACTTAACGATTACAAACAAAGAACGGGCAAAGCTTTGGATAAAGCAAATGTTTTGCAATTTGCTTCAAGCATTGCTCAGCAAGAACAGGCTGATGTTGACGAATTGTTAATACAAGCTTCAATTTTTGCTAAAGGTTCTGGTAAACAAGCAACTGTTGGTAAACAAATGAAGCAAGGGCGCCAAGCTCTTGGTTTAATGAATCGTTATTCACCAGAGCAAGAAGTTGCTGACACTATTTCTCAATACGATTTTGATACACTTATTGAACCTTCAAGACAGTTCGCTGATTTAAATCGTTTGCACAATGTTGTTAATACCGAAACTGGACAAGTTACACAAATGCCCCTCAGGCAGATGCTTGCTTTAAATGAAGGAGTTGAAGTACTTCCTGATGTTGATACAAAATTAACGGAGCAACAAACACAACGCGCTAGAATAGAACCACCTGGAACAACGGAACGTTTTACAGTTGACGACCAAATGCTTTCTAATCAAATAAGTCGATTGATGGCACAAGCAAATCGTCGTTCAGGCAAACGTCGTAATCGTTAATCATGGCTGAAGAAAAAAAGAAAAAAGAAAAGAAGTGGATTCAAGGAGCTGATATCAAAGAAGGCGTTTTTACCGCAAAAGCTAAAAAGAAAGGAATTACTTCTGCTCAGCTCCAGGAGAACGTCCTTGCCAATCCCGAGAAGTACGATGAGCGTACGGTAAAGCAAGCCAACCTTCGTAAAACTCTTGTAGGATTACATAACAAGAAAAAAAATAAAGAATGAAAGACGCACGCCTGGAACTAGGTCGATATATTTCTAATCCTTTTGACAAACAAGGACGTATTCCGTCTCAATTAAATTTTCGCGAATTGTTTCGCGATAACTATGCAACTGAAAACGGTGGATCCCCCTGGGTACCATCTCGATATACTTTTGAAGATTTAACAAAAGCTGTTCAAAACCGTAAAGTAATTCACAACCCACGCCTTAACTACGTCCCTAACTCTCCGTTTTGGGATACAGACAATGAATTACCTGAACAAAGTTATGAGATGTTTCAAGGCTTGGGGCGATTTAAAAGAACTGAAGATTACAACTTTGATGAAGGCCGTGCTTTAACACGTGTACGTCCAGAAGATCAACCAGACTTTAATCCTGGCTGGATGGAAGCATATAAGTTAAGTCCTACGGTTCGCCCTGATAAACGAGCTAAAAATCCTATGCCACGTACCAGGAATCCAGATCCGAACGGATTTATTATGCAATTGGCAGAAAGTCGTGCAGAAAACGAGTTCAAAGATAATGTATCGGTTGCACAACTTCTTGCTGACAAAAAATTAAACCCAACAGAAGAACGTGTTGGTCAAGAAAAAATTACGGAAGAAGAACAAAACATTTCTCCGGGTAAAACGATTACAACAGCGTAAAATAAATACAGAATTAAGAGTTGAATATTTGTGAACCTGGGTTCAGTATTAAAACGCGCTGTAACTGGTAAAGCTGCTGCTGAAGCAGCTAAACAGGCTGTACCCGGAGCTGCTGTAAATTTAGGCTATGGTCTTTTAACAGGAGGACCAACTGAAGGTTTAATTTATGGGGCCGGAGATTTTTTAGGAAACTTTATTGCTTTACGTGGGGCTCAAAAAATTTTACCTAAAAGCTTACAGGGAAAATATCTTACGTATACAGACGAAGCTGGAAAAAACGTTAAAAAATATGATCCTTCTTTTGCAGAAGGGGCTGTTAACCTAGGAGCCTCTCTTGGTACTAATGCATTAATTTCTACTGCAATGATGCCACGAGAATCCTTAATTCAGTCAGATGCCCAACAATTTTTAGCACAACAATCTCAGCAAATTATTCCTCAAGTTGAATCTCAAACGGCGCAAAATGCTCAACAAATGATTCAACGATCTCGCGTAAACAATCTTCCGTTGGGTAGTCTTGATGTTGCTCCCAACACAATGTATCAAACTCAAGGAATCGAACATACCGCCTTTCACTATCCTGGTTTGACATTGCCTCCTGAACTGCTCGCTCAGTTGCAAGAGCAAGGGATGACATAGTTATGTTAAAACAATATCAAGGTTTTGGTGGTGGTGTTAGAGCTGCTCAACAATCTCTAGAAACTTTAGGAACGGGTAAGTCTTATCGTCCAAAACGTAATATTTTTTATGATCCAGAGTTTAGAGAAGATATTAAAAAAGCTGGTATTACAAAAGAAACACCGTTAGCTTTTCTTGGTGCATACGCAACACGTCTTGGCGCTGACTTAACTACCGATGAGTTACGTTCATTGTATTGGCAAATGAGTCATCCACTAGAGATGGCTGATCAGGCAATGCGTAAAGTTGTTGACCCAAATAAACAACTTGGTTATGGACGTGGCTTGATTGCATTAACTGCTGTTGCTCCAGCCGTGGCCCTCACTGGTGCATACAACCCATTAAACATTGGAGAGTTAGGCAGGCCGACCGGTTACAAACAAAATGCTCCCGACCCAGAAGATCCAACTAAAACAACAGAGCCTGGTACTGAACTTTTTCAACGTTTTTTTCAGGGAAGAACAGGTCGTCCCTTGGCTTTTGAAAAAGCTCGTGAAGAAATTCCTGACTTAACGAAGCAACGATATGCCAATTACATGAATTTTCTTTATAACGATCCTGGTCCGATTGGTAAGGCAACCATGGGTCTTGTTAAGGTCACACCAGAGAACCTTCAGGGCGATCCAGAGGCTCGTGTTCTTGGTTACCCAGTCAGTATCCCTTCTGTTACTGCATTAGCTGGTGGCATCACTGGGGCACGCATGGGAATCCTTTCTTCTCCCACTGTTGAAAGAACTGTTCAACCAAGCCTGCTCCAAGGTGAGAAGGCGACTACTACTCGTACGATGGGAAGAAAGACCCCAGCTCTCGTACGTGGCTTAGCAGGTGGGGCAATTGGATCTGCTGCTGGTGCAATTGCAGGTGTTCTTGCCAACCAGGCTATTGCTGCTGTTGGTAATACACAAGATAAATTACCGATGCAATAAATGTTGCTTCTGGTAGAATTTAAACATCTCAAGAAATATTATTAATATGGACGACGGGTCCTCTTTTGGAATTTTAAGAAATGCTATAGCATCGCGTGAACGCGGTGGCTTAGGTTTGGATCCACGTTTAGTGCGTGCTTTAGGTCCAGAAAAAGCAGCACAATTTCAACAGGGCGTTGAAAATATAGGTCCACAAGCAGAAGCAGTAAGAAAAGGTTATATGAAAAGGCCTGGTGCATACAGCACTATTGCAGCAACCGCAGGGACTTCTGCTTTACAAGCGTTAGGTGGTGATCCTCTTGGTGCAGTTACTTCTATCCCTGGAACTCTAGCGGGAGGTGGAACTGGAAGCCTTCTTGCAAATCTTGTACCAGGCGCTGGTAAACCTATTGCAAAAGCAATCTTTCCTTTAATCGGTGCTGCAATTGGTGGTAGCGCAACAGAACAAGCTGCACGCGCTGGTCTTAACTACCTTGGAGCTAAAATCCCAGGGTCAGAAGAAGTTGCTGCAAGGAGCCAAGAAGAGCGTACTCGTGAATCTAATCGCGAGCAAGCAAGAAAAGATTTTGAAACACAAACACGAGCCGAACTTGCGCGTGATTTAGAGTATGCAAAGGCAATGATGCCTTTAACTATTGAGCAAGAAAAAGCATTAATGCCTCTTCGGGAGAAACTAATGCGTACACAACTTATTAATCAACAGGCTCTTAACGCGAGCAACGCAGCCCTTTCTCAACAAGTGGGACGTAGTGCCACGATGAGTCAATACGTGTTAGGACAACAACGAGCCGGAGCGGCAATAACGCAGACTCTTTTGTCACAAAATCCATACGCTGGTTCTGTTCTTCAAGCCCCTCAAATTAGCTTTGGTTGATTATGGCTTTTTCTGATACTGTTGCCAAAGGTAACCAAATAGGTATGTTTGGTTGGAATCCCCTTGCCAATATTCGCTCTCAAGAAGATTACAACAAATTACCTGACGGTCTTAAAAGTGTTTATAATGAAGCTCTTGGTTATAGAAACATTATTGGAGGTTTAAACGAATCTCCGGACGAACGCAAACAAAGATTACAGGTTGAGCTTGATGCACAAAAACAAATGCTTAATTTTGCACAAGGCTTGGGCAAGGAGTCAGTAGAAACTGCTTATAAATATAGTACTCTTGCTAATATTCCCAAAACAATTGCTCAAGGATTTGGCAATATTGCTGCAACCAATTTATATGGCGGTCAAGCCTTGGCGGCTCCTTACAATTATCCAAGATTGCAACCTATTACTTACAATCCTAGGCCTGAAATGGATTATTTTAGTTAGAATAAAATGACCTACAGTTTCCCGTCTCAATTTACAACTTTTGATCCGTCAAAAGCTTTTTCTGGTGGGTATGGGAATTTTTCTAATTCTGGTATTTTAAAAAGTGGTAGTGGAGGTAACATGTTAGGCTTAGCCGGTACCCTAGGTAGCAGTTTAATTGGTGCTTTCTCCGGTTTTGGTCAAGCACAGACTGCTGCAAGTATTGCACAAGCACAAGCTGATCAAGCTAGGGATCGACAGATTTATGAAAGAGAGGTAAATAAAGGCGCTCTTGCTCAAGGTATACATCAGATGGTGTATGGATCAACTACGGCACCTCAACTTGCTTTTGGTTTTCAAGAACGAGCTAAAAAGCTTGAGTTGGGTCCTTTTGCTGAACGCCAACTTGGTCTTGGTTCAGAAGCATCCAAACGTGACCGCCTGGCACGTATTTCACCAGAATCCCAAAAAGCTGCTTTATTTGAAGCCGAGTTAAATCGTAGAAATCAAATTGGTTTAGATCAAAGTAAATTAGCGGGTCTATTTGGAGAAACAGGGTTTAGTAGACGTTTTACGGGTTAAAATATAATTACCAGTGTAGAGAATGTAAATCATGGGAGGAGGACCTACTGTAAGATACGAAGCTCCGCCGCCGGACGATACTTTTGCCAAGTATCTTCAATACACTAAAGAAAAAGAGTCTGTAGCAGAAGAGCGTGCTGCAACAGAGCGTGCTGAAGCCAAGGCTGCTGCAGATGCCCGTAAAGCTTCTGGCGCTGCTGCGTACGCGGGATTAAAACGTACTACTCAGCAACAGCTTTCTCAAGGTTTAATTGGTTACGAAAGTGCTGCAAATCAATTGCGTGATTATGCAGCTAAATATGACTTAACTCCTCCTGAAGCCGACATTAATGAGTTAACTCAACAGTACACTGCTGCTTTACCTGGTAAGCGAGAGACAGGCATTAAAGCCTCTTACGAAGAACTTCTTGGTCGTCAAGCAACTTCGGAAGAACTTGCTAAAGCCCAAGAGCGTTTTGGACAGGGTTACTACGGTTCAATGGAAGACTTTAAGTCTTCTCTTACCAAGAGCTCTGAGTATCAAGATAAATTCAATCAAGATTATTTAAGTAATTATTACGATACCCAATTCGGAAAACAAACGCTTACCGCAGAAGGTAAAAAATCTGGTAAACGTACTTTTAAATTTGATTCATCACTTCTTCCTCAATACGGTGGGGATCTTCAAGCCCGCACCAAGATTGTTACCCCTGACTTTGGTAAAGAAATTGAAGGCACTCCAGCAGAGCTGGAAGCCCAACAGCAAAACATTCGTGATACTAGACAGTATCTTTATAGCGCCGGTCTTACTGCTCTTCAGGGTGACATTGACAAAGAAACTCAGAAACTTAAAAATGAAGGCACTAAAGCTGTTGCAAAGATTTCTGCAGAAGGTAGTGTTTATTCAAATCTTGTTTCAGGGTTCTGGTCTTAAATTCATATTGTTATAATTAATCAAGAGTCAACACTTAATCTAGATGACTAGCTCTGTTCCTACCGGCCAAGGTACTGGAGACGACTACTTTGATATTAACAAGTTTGAAGAGCTGCTTGCTCGTCTTGAAGCTTCGAAAGGTCGTCAACAGCGTCAAAAATCTCTCGAAGGTCGCCGCGATATTTATGCCGGTGGTCTTGCCAGCATGATGTCTAACTTCTGATGCAAACACCAATTCAAGAAGATCAAGCTCCTGCTCAAGAGTTTAATCTTGACAGCTATCGAAACCTTCTTGAACGTTTGCAAGCAAATAAAAGGGATCAACAACGGCTTGCTAAAAAACTTCCTGATTCTTCCCAACAGCAAACTGTATAATTCGCTATTATGACTAGCAGTGTTCCCGCTGGACAAACCGATGTTGATGACTGGTTTGATCTAGACAAATATCGTCAGGCGGCTGGCGTCGCCTACGAATTTTCCAAAAAGAAAATGGAGACTGCTGGTGAACAAGAGCGAGAAACTATCGGTAAGGGTGCAGAAGAACAAAGAGGTTCTGCTGAACAGTCCCAGCGATTTAAACAAGAAGACGAAGCTCGAGACTACAGACAGTCTCAACGAGCATATCGATATTAAAATCTTTAATCGTTGGTTAGATAATTTAGACGTACCGACGAAAGAAGGTTTTGTTTCTTTTGCACAAAGTAATAACTCAATTATTGAAGCGTATCTTTACGCTCGTTTTTTAGGCTACAACGGATCTCTTACTGGATGTGAGGCTTGGGTCCTGGAGCGATACCCTAAGCCAGATCACAGAAGTATTCTTCTTGCTGAAATCATGGAGATGCAAGAAGATATTCGTAAACTTAGGGAAGATATTGAAAATTTTGCTGTTAAGCGTGATGCAGGAGTTGCACGTATTGCTGGCATGCAAAAAGAATTACGTGGCACTATCGCACAGGTAGAGAATTATACAGCTAATAAAGATCGCAAAGGTTTGTTGATGGCTGGCGCTGACCAGGCCATTCGTGAATTGTTAATGATCTTCAAGGATGATCCTATTGAAGGACCTTTACAAGAAGCATCAATGTCAGTATGGGCTAAAATGCAGTTAAGCGAATAGTAGTAATGCAACAATTACCAAACTATCAACATCCTCTTCCTGAGTCACAGTTGCGGACTGGTATTACTTTTGGGCCAGGGAGGACCACTCGTTTACCAGAGAAAGGTACACGTGAGTATCAAGAGCTTGTCAACCGTATTCGCGGTACTGCAGCACAAAACTAATGAGTAAGATGCCACCAGAGCTTCTTGAGCACTTCAAGAAAAAAGAAGCGAAGAAAGAAGATGGTACTGAGATGAATGACAAGGAGAAGCGTAAAGCTGCCTTGGATAAAGCTCGTAAGTATCAAGAACAAAAACGCGATAAAAAAGAAAAATAGACTAGTATCAAGTTAATTACTGGTCTTTTCTGTGCCCGCATATCTTCATCAAGCTTATCGACGTAACGCCCAGGCTGCTGCAAAGAATCACCGGGTTCGTAAGAAAGATAATGAAGATCTCCTGGAACTGGCACGAGAAGACTTTGGTTACTTTTGTGATTACGTAGCAGATAAACCACCGGCTAAACACCACCAAGATTGGCACCGGCAATTAGTTACTAACCAAGACAGCTCTTGCTTACTGAAGATTGCTGGTCCAAATATTGATCTATTAGCTCCACGTGGATCAGCCAAGAGTACGGTTGCAGGTTTGTTTGCAGCATGGGCTATTGGCGTGCATACTGCAGCCAAACGTCCACTGCAGATTCTTTATCTTTCCTATACGGTTGATATCGCTCGTTCCAAGTCAGCAACAATTAAACGTCTTATTGAAAGTAAAAGATATCAAGATGTTTTTCCAACAGTAAAACTTCTTAAGAACGTTACAAGTAATGAGTACTGGTCTATTGACCATCGTTTTGCCGGTATTGATATCGCTGGTGAAGAGCAGTTCACACTCTGTGCTGCTGGTCTAAAAGGTTCAGTGACTTCCAAACGCAGTCAATTGGTAATCATTGATGACGCTATTAAAAGCTCATCAGACATTGCTAACCCTGACATTCGAAAGATGATGCAGGATAACTGGAATGCTGTGATCGCACCCACCATGTTTGAAGGCGGACGTGCCATCTGTCTTGGCACCAGATTTAGACATGATGATATTCATGCAACTACTTTCAATGAACAAAACAATTGGATGCAGATTGTTCTTTCTGCAATTCAAAACAATGAGATAAGTGGGGAAGAAGAATCTTATTGGCCAGAGATGTGGTCATTGGATTACTTAAAGGAGAAAAAACGGCAAGCACCAATCGCTTTCTCTTTTCAGTACATGAATCAAATCGTCAGGCAAAACGAACTCTCGTTGGCACCTGAACTATTGGTTAAAGCAGAGATCGCCACCGAGTTTGATTCACTGGCTGTTGGGGTTGACCTCTCCGCTGGCACAAAAGAAAAAAATGATTACACTGTTTTTGTGCTTGGTGGAAAACTAGGTGATCAGATTCATATCATTGATTATCGTCGTATGCGTGTGATGGGCAACCTAGAAAAACTAGATGCTCTTAAAGAATTGCTTAACGATTGGTCTATTCTTGGACGCGACGAGAACGGCAATTACTTTCCCACGTACAACACTTGTGATGTCTACTCAGAGGCTGTGGCGTACCAGGCATCTCTTGAGGCTGACTTCAAACGTATCTGTTTGAGAAATGAAAATCTTTACAACATCAACTGGCATGCTGTTAAAGGTTTTAGGGCAGATAAACTTGCTCGCTTTCGTGGTTGCATGGGTCTCTTTGAAGACCGTAAGATTATCTTCAATCGTTACCGCAACTTCACTGCCATGTTTGAAGAGCTTACTAATTTTGGCGTTAGTAGCCACGACGACTGCGTGGATGCACTTGTCTGGCTCATCAATGGATTAACACGGAAAGGTACTCTTCAGGTTGATTATTAGATCTTAGAATAGAAGAAAATACTTTTGCCATGGGACCCGAGTACCTGGCGATCCTCGTTACAACTTGTGTAGCCGGAGTCTCAGGTGGCACCTGGGCCGCAAATAAGTTGCTATCCAGGTCGCATGAAAGAATCAAACAGCTTTCTGATCGCGTGACAATTCAAGAAAAAAAAGTTGAGCATCTGGATGACAGCTTTAATCGGATGCCACTGGAATACGTATTGAAAGTTGACTTTCTTCGCGAAATCCAGCACATGCACGACACCTTTAAAGAAATTAATAGTAAGCTAGACAGAATGATGGATCGCCTTCTCAAATGACCAGCTACATTATCGAAGTCCAAGAGGATCAAGACGGAGAACTCTTTATCGAGTTTCCCGAAGAAATCATCGAAGAACTCGGTTGGCAAGAAGGGGATATTCTTTCGTGGAACCTAAAGGGTGAAGGTATTGTTCTTTCTAAACTCAACGATGAGTCTGGTTACGAGGTTATAGAAGAGTAAGATAGAACTATTGAATAATCAGATAAATGCGTATTCAGGGCGGTATTCCTGTTGGTGGAAATTTAGGAACGGTAGCAGCAAGACCAAATCCTTTACTTGATCCTAGATTTAAGATCCAAGGGGGAGAACCTTGGAACAAAACTCCTATTCTTCCCGGTAAAGAAACAAAAGAATATAACGAAGCACCTATTAACATTCCATCGCAGTTTCAATTGCCTGGTGCAATGTTTCCAGCGGGTAACGCAGGGGGTCTTATGGCCCAGGCTATGCCAGGAGCAACTGCTCTAGGAGGACAAATGGGAATGGCAACACAAGGGCAGGTACCTGGGATGCCTGGTCCAAACGTGTTTTCAGTTAGGCCACGCGTTTCCTATTTAGAACCCGAAGAAGGAGGTCTTGATTTGGGCGGTGCTGTAAATATTCCCATAGGAGCTAAAGGAAGAATTAATGTACAAGGAGGTTATCAGCCTGAAACAAACATGTTAAATGTACAAGGTACTGTGGGTCAGCCCCAAGGTTCCCCTGGTTTAGGTGTAGATTTTTTTGTGCGTAGAAATTTAAATCGTCGCAATAATCCAATGGGTATGATGGGCATGCCAAGGGACGACATGGGCGGGCAACTAAGGTATGACACACAATTTTAATTAAACTGTTAAACTAATTCCAGCGGGTTGAAAATAGTTAATGGCTGCAGACGCTAAATCCAGACTTAAGGAAATTGTTGATTCCTATCTTGAGAAAGATGGTGGGATTGGCGTTGACACCGGCGTTGTAGCAGCACACCTGGCACAAATGAAACTCTTTGGTATTCGCCAAGGGGTAGAATTTTTTCCTGCTCAGGACAACTTTGGTAATCAACGCAAAGATTTTATTGATCGCGTAGTTAAATACAATCAAATTGATACAAGACTTGATTCCATTTGGGATTACTTCTTGTGTGATGGTCAGGGTTTGTTTTACATCCGGCCTACTACAAATAATTACCGTCTTTACTTTTTTAGGAAGCACGAGTATCGTACCTACTACAACGTAGACGGCGAGCTTGATGAAGTTGTCATTATCTACAGTTATAAAGTTAAAAATGGTTTTGGCGTTAATCAAGATATTCAACAAACTTCAATTACAGGGATGGATGGCCTTGGTACCCCAGGTCAAAAGAAATACATAAAATTATCGATTAAACGTAAGACCATTGAAGAGACTCATTCAGACGGTGAACTCTCTTTTGACCAGCCTGTTTCTGTGGTACCAGGCAAAACAAAAACTTATCGCAACACTCTTGGATTTATTCCTTGTGTAGAGATCTTCAACAACCCCAAAGGATTTTCTACTGAAGGTGTTGGTGAGTTTGATGCTCTTGCCAATCACATTGTTACGCATGACGAGATGATTCGTACGATGCGGAAAAATGTTCAGTTCTTTGGTAATCCAACTCTTCTTTCGTCTCGTCCCAAGACTGACCTGATCGAGTCAGGTGGAGAAGGCGTGGTACAGCGCCCATCAATCGCTGCGAACTCAGGGTTTGCCAGCCCATCGTCTCTTAGCCGCTCCATGTTCAAGGCTGATCCAATCAGCCGTGGAATGGATGGTCAGATTCGTGTTCCAAGGATTATTGCCAACTTGGAACCAAACGATCGTGTTGGCTACATCGTTCCAGATGCTATCACTGGGGACCAGAACGCATTTGCTCGTCAATATCGAGAAGAGATTCGTACAGCACTTGGTGGTGTTGACGAGTTATCAATTTCTGCAGGCGTGACCGCAACCGAGTACAAGTCTTTATTTGGTCGTGTTTCTGCCACATCCAAGAAAAAAGCAAATGCTATTTACACATATGGTATTTGCCGTTGCCTGGAACTCATTGTTTTCCAAGAAGAACGTTTGTTCCGCGAAACTCTTGCCGCTGCTGCAGGTTTAGAAAAACCTGTGGAACCGGATGAAGATGCAGATGAAAGCATCGTTCAGATGTATAAAGATGCCTTAGTTGGTTTTGAAGATCGCATCAAGCAACTGATGATGGCTTGTGTGCGTACACAACAAATTCCACCAGGTGTACTTGGTTTGATCCCTGATGGGGATTTAACTATCCAGTGGCGCTGGCTCGGACCAGTGTACGAAGATTCAACGCAAGATATTCTTAACAACTCGATTGTTGTTAGAAACTTGCAAGAATTAGGTGTTGATAGCATTGAAGCACTGAAATACCTCTTCCCGTCAAAAACGGATGAGGAACGGGCCGAGATGTTATCTGGGTTCCCGTTCAGGATGGTGGGTGAACTACAGAATGCATATTCTTCGTTCGCACGCCTGGTGGGGGGCATGATGCAGACTCCTCATCCGCAATCACCGGACTTACCGATGGCTGCAGATCCACGATTGGATTTAACCCCATATCTGTATCGCACTCTTGAAGCATTACAAAAGGAGATGAGTTATGCAGGACGCTACCGTCCAGTCGATCCCACAGACGAGCCAAGTACCGGCGGCAGTCGCTCCCAGCAGCTACGTGGCACCGGCTCCGTCCAGCCAACCGGTCAATTACCAGGTGGCACCTCAGGCGTATCAGGTGGGTACCAGCTACCCCCAAGCGGTACCTCAGGCAGCCCCCAGCTACCAATCAGCCCCTACGCAGTACGCCCCCCAATCCCAACCGGAAGCGCCCCAGGGCAATCCATGGGAATCGGCGTTCAACAAGGTGGTGAACCTGCTGAGCGCACCAGTCCAATCCCCGTTCCAGGGTCAACCCTCAGCACCGACTCCGCAGTACGCACCGGCGAACTTCGGTCAGACGTACCAAGCTACGCAACCATCGGCTCCGCAGACCTGGTCGCCCAACCAGGCATACTCGCCCAGCTCTTCCCAAACCTCCTCGAGTCCCTCCTTGGAGCAGGTGGCCGACCTGGTGGGAATGAGCCAGGAAAGCCGTCAGGTGATGGACGCGTTCGGAATCGAGACACCGGCAATTCTGAACAACTACGCCCTAAATCTGGAAGGGATGCTGGACAGCGCCGTCGCGTGGGGAAATCGCGCCGCTGATACCATCAAGGGTTACGCTGAGTTTGCCGTTAATGAACACCAGGAGAACCTGGCTTATAACGAAATCCTGACCAACCCCGATGTTCTTAGCGATTACACGCTGAAGTTCTTCGGTCCTGAAGGTCCGTACCCTGTGTACGAAAGTGAGCAGCAACTCGAAACTCCTGGTTATCGCACTGCTCCTGTCGATCCTCAGTACGGCGGTCAGTTCCCTGCTCCTCCTGCTGCAGCCGCTCCTCAGCAACCTGAAAACTTCTGGGGTTCTTTTAACGAGATGATGGCGCGTGACCCCCAGAATGCCTGGCGCGTCATTAACCAAGCTCAACCTCAGGTCCTGGCAAACAAACTGTTTGTGATGGAGTGAGACAATGGGACTTTTAACTAGAACCGGAAGCTATCTTGAGCGTCTTGGTCAACAAGTCCCTACCGGATCTACACGTGAGCGTACTATTAACGCACTTGCTGGAGGTGTTGAAAAAACTCAAAACCTCCTTGCAGGTAAATATGCAAACGTTATTCCTGAAGCATTGCGTCCTGCAAATACTGCGCAATATGCACCTCTCGCTTATGGCTTGATTGGTGCCGGTGGATCAGTGGCAGGTAACGCAATGAGCGGAGAAGAAAAGGATCCCGGTCGTATTCTTACAGAAGCAGCAGGAGCTGGCGCACTAGGTGCGTTAGGTGGTGCCGCCATTGGCAAAGCAGGCGCAAGTTTACAAAGAGTACGTGCAGCTCAAGCTCCTGTAATGGAAGCTTATAATCAGGCTGCTTTTGACTACGCTAAACGTGCTTCTAGTGCTTCACAAGCAGGTGCGCGTTCTACTGCTTTAGCTTCTCAACAAAAAGCTGCAGATATTGTTCAAAAAATGGCAGCGGGAGAAAAAGCCGCAAAAGAGTTTGGTCGTGACGCTCGTCTAACTCAAGCTCTTTACATGGGTGGTTTGCCTGGTATGGCCGGACTTGGTGGAATGGCTGGTGGTGGAATTTCCAACCTTGCCCAATATATGGGTGTCCCAGGATTCCAGCAAAATACAATCCCTGATCCTGAGCGAGCTACTTCTAGCAACACACAAATGGCTCGGAGTTATACTCCTACGCTTAAATATCTTGGTTGATAAATTATCAACTGTTAAAATTTGTTTTAGATGAGACAATATTTATTGTCTGAATCTTTCACCAAATAATCGTCCTGTGTACTGGAGGATAAACTAAAGTGTTCCTTGATAACGACTTCCCTAAGATTCTGGGTGCTGAGCTGTATCGCCCTCACCCCGCTTATATCTGTGAGATGGCAGTAGAGCCCGTGGTTGTTCACGACTTTACTCGCCAACCTGGTCAAACCGTTCAACTTGATCGCTATAAGTTCTGGGGCAACCCTGGGACCAAGGACAGCCGTGCTCGTGTGGCTGACCAAACGATCGGTACCGCTAATAGCCGTA